GTGGCTGCAGGGGATTATATCTACCACGCTGCGGAAAATCCTCAGAACGCTGGGGAATTTGGAATCTCCTGGGCCGCGAATACAGGGGAAAGTATCGGGGATTATATTCTGAGCCTGTTCGGCGCTGGGGAAGACAAGGAGGGCACTCCAAAGAAAACCTGGCTGGAAACTTACCTTGCCCAGGGTGGGCCTGGAGGTGGCGCTGGAATGGTGGCTGGAGGTCAGGGTGGGGAGGGAATTCCCTTTC